TGTTATCTTTAGTTTCCATATTGGTTTCTATTTGGTTTGTTTGTTAGGTTTACTTTTCTTTTAGGAATGGAATCCATTCGTTCTCTGCGGCATCTAACCATGACTTTGATGCCAAGTCGATGATTAAATGGTGCGGTTCGATCTTTTCTGGGACATGTCGCAGCACCTCTGAGTTCGTTGTGTTGCTGACATTAAGACAAAGGTAGCGATGTCCTATCGGTGCCTGCCCTTTGCCTTGCTCTGCTTTCACTCTGTCTCTCACCTCACCAGAGGATAGCTTCTCTTCCTTGGCTGTGGCAAGTAAGTCGAGCTTCTTACTCTCTGGGAGGTCGGCGTTGCCAATCTCTCGGTAGACTGTGAAGGGCAGCATGGGATCGCGTTTGGCGAACGGGAACGCCCTGCAAGCCCGTGCGTAGCCGCTAACCGTGCTGTAGCTCTTCTTGAACTGCGAGCAGAGTTGGTTGACCACATCGTCGTGACCAGCATTTTCCAAGGCTACCACCGAGTCGCCGATGATCCACTGTGCGCCACTCTCTAGGGCTAGGCCGAACCCGAAGGCTCCCACCCAGTCTTGCATGGTTACATCTCCACGGGGGACGCACTGGGTCAACCCTGCGCCCAAGTCGAACTTCTTGGAGAACATGCCTAGTTCAATCCCTTGCGCGGACTGGACTAGCTGGCTCTTCTCGCACTCTACTGTAGGCTCGATCTCGATCTCCTCTAGCTCATCCTCATCTGGTTCTTCTTCGAGATCAGCCTCTAGTTCGTTGGCATACTCTAGGTCAGAGAGGATTCGCTCAAAGACCATAACAACTTCATCCGGCACATCGTCACCGGGATACTCGTCGTTGGTTGCCATTACGAACAGTCTCTTGATCTTTTCAAGCGTCCAAGAGATGCCCTTATATTCTTCCTTGGCCCACTCTACTAACTCAGCTTGGTAGACTTTGGATGTAACTATCTCTCCCGCTCTGTCATCGAGAGGGGACATTAACATTAATTCTTTCATTTGTTTAATTTCGCGAAGGTTTGGAATGCGATGGCAATTGACCCTCTAGGTTCTACTTCCCCAGCCAGCCAGCGCGATACCTGCACCGCGCCAGCTTTGTCCTGAGAAAGCCATTCTTCTTTGGGTAGATATTTATTCAAATACTGCGGCATGTCTTTGACCATGATGTTATTCCTGACCATCGAATCTAATACCGCATTGAGTAGTTCATTCATTACCACGGAATCTCCGGTTGGTTTTCAAGGTCTTCGGGATCGGCACCAAGTTGGAAGTCGATTCCTGCTTGCTCTACGCACTTCGCGAATGGCGTATCAAAGCCTTTAGCAAGGTAATGTTCATAGAGCTTGGTCAATGCTGGCTTGCCAATCTCGCCGAGTTTCTTGCCCTTGTTGCTTCCACTAGGAACGATAGCCGATGCCCAGTCGCTAGCCTCTGGGGTAGCCTCTTCCTTCTTTGGGGCCAATGCGATTCCCTTGCGGTTTGCCTCTATAAAGATAGAAGAGACATACGAGCGGAGAGTTTCTTCGTCGTATTCCTTCTTCTTGTAGGCTGAACGAACCAAGTCGTTCGTCATCAAGTGCAGGCTGATGATGCTCTCGATAGCCTCTACTGGGTCTTTCACCATCTGGACTACTTGGCTGAAGGTGGTCGTTTGGGTGGATGCGGGTGGATTTGCGGGTGCGCCTTGCTGCGCCTCTCCTGCCAATGCCACCTTAGCTTGCTTCTTCACTGAGATTGTGTCGCGATCGACCTTGCTGCCGTCTTTTGATGTGTAGGATTCGTGGCCTAACTCTACTCCACCGAGGCCGTTCTTGCCTTTTGTGGAGGAAATAGTGACATCTTTTCCTTTCAAAAGCTCTGGGTTCTGCGGGCAGTCCCAGAATGTTAAACCGTAGAGAGCGCCGTCGATCTCAATCTCGCCTGATTGAATAGTGTATGGGCCGTAGTTGCCTTCCTTCTCGCGCTTTTCCCACAGCTTCGTGATTTTCCCAGTTACTTTAGGGATGATGTCTTTTTGGTTTAGTCCTTCTAGTTGTTTCATTTTGTTGGTTTGTAGTTGTTAGTGTGTTGCCAGAGAGCGCAGACATGTTTGAATGCTTGGAACTCTTTGGCTATTGTCTCTTCGTCATACCACGCCTCACCGATTCTGCCCGGTTCGGTAGTGGAAATGTATAGGTTTACTCCTTTAGTAGCCCCAGCAACCGTAGCGTAGGCCGCGATTTGCATGGGTTCTTTGCCCCAAGGAGTGATCTTGTATTCTGGTTTGGTCTTCCGGCTCTTGTAGTCCAGCACATACATGGCCCCATCTTTCTCAATGAGAGCATCTGTGGTGCCAGCGTAGCCGATCTCTGAGTTGACCAAGCGCAGTTCGTGCTTGTGGAACTTTATGTTGTTTTCTGCCACCCACTTTTTGACAGGTGCCACATAGGCTTCCATCTCTGGAGCGTATGGCAACCCTTGGAAGTGGTTCTCTAGTGCCTTGTGGATGTCTGTCCCAAGGTCGGCGGCTTTCTCTACTTGTTTGAAGGCATCTTCCATGATCCTCGCGCAGTAGACTTCATCAGTCTCGCCGGGGTTCCGTGGGAGGGTGAGGCTAGCCATGAGAACTTGTTGCTGCTTCCAGCGGTCAAGCTCTGGTGCTGCCAGCACCTTCATTACTGTGGTCACGCTAGGAAGCCAGTTGAACTTCTTCGCGTCCCGCAGTGTCGTTTGGCGTGGTTCGCCCTTCGCGGAAAGGATCGTGTGCCGAGCCTCCCCGTCGAAATCATACCAGTGTCCTCCTTCTTTCATGATAGGCATCTCCGTCTAACCCGGCAGGCGGGAAGATCGATTGCATCACAGACAACCTCGAACGCTTTTGAGCGGACAAAGGTGAGTGCGCTTTCGTAATTGTGCCTCTGCGCGTTTTGGTTCTGTCGTGTCTTGAACTCGCGTTCGCGGGTCAGGTCATCGACTGTGTATTGCACCATGCCAATGAGTATGCGGCGGAGGTATTGCAACTCCAGTTCGTCGGCGGTCATTCCACTTCCCCTTGATAGGTGGTAGCGATGATCTCCGCTACTCCTTTAAGGTGCTTGGCGTGGCTCTGGGCTTCCTTGGCACTTTTGAGTTTGCCGAGGTTGAAGCCTCCCTCTGCTGCTGTTGCGCTGACGAGTCGCAGGAATATCTCATCCTGCATTTTGTTCCTTACCATTTTCTGTGCTGTGTTCATTTCTGTTTTCCTTTCTGTGTTGTTGGACGGAGTTTCAATTGCAGATATTGCATGACCTCCGGTGATTGACATGGGCGATCTCCACGATACTCGCGGACCTCGTATTTCTTTGCGTTTTTCATGCGGCATGAGAGATAACATTTTTGTTACCTCCGTCAATACTTTTTTTACGATTGACTATCGGTAACGATAACAAGTAGGCCGCACAGCTAGGATTCATGCGGGTCTAGCGGTTCTCACTTTTTTTCAATCTGACCGCACGAATCGCTGCTCTTTTCGATTCCGTCGTGATTCTGTTCATCGCATCATTGAATCTATCGGGCTTCATTTTGTTGTATCTCTCGTAACCTGCGAGAACCTTTTCGCTATTGCGATCACCGAATGTTTTCGCCGCGAGATACCACTCCTCGTCACTCAAAACATCCTTGATTGCGTCCTCAATTTCAGCGCGGCGGATGGGTGTGGGGCCATTGCCAAACTTGAGCGTCAAGCTAGTGAGCTTCATGTCTTCTTCTTTGTCTCCCACGATCAAGGTGAATGGTATTCCGAAGCTCTTCTTCAGCTTCTCGCTGACCCGAAGCTCTCCGATTCTTTGGCCGTAGGCATTGAGTGCTGGTCTTCCCGCGACTGGTCCGACGATAGGGATGTTCGATAGCATCGCCCCTTCCTTGGTCTTGTTGTCGATAGGTTGGCTGAAGAAGTCGGACAAGTTCTTTGCGATTCCAGTTCCCAAGATCGGAACCGCAGGCATGCCAGAGAATGCTACCTCTTTACCAATGGCTGCGATGGGATCGTCTGGGTAGCTGCGGAAGTCAACCAATCCTTGGATCACACCAGTCGTTGGCCCACGGCGGGCGGTAGTGAGGGCGAACGATCCCGCCAACTCATACATAGCTGTAAAGAGAGATGCCTTTTCATGGACATCGCGCCAATCATCCTTGCCAGTCTTGAGTCCTTCTTGCTTGCGGCGGTTCTCCCAGTCATCGATGGCTCCGAAGGTGTAGATCATCACAGCAAGAGGGCCGGACGAGCGAGCGTCGATGGAGAATGACCCAACGCCGGGAACCCTAATTACTGCGCTGTAAGGATCGAATCGCTTGTCCCACTGGGCGCGTGTCTCTTTGTCCATCGTGCGGCTTGGCCCCTGCCCAGTAATATAGATTCCAAATCCTTTCTTCTCTTCGTCCTCTTCATCTAGTGAATTGGAGCGCAGCAAAAGAAGCGGAAGCATGGCCGCTGTGCCTGCTAGTTGCTCTACAAACCTCTGCCTGCGTTGCAATGCTGTCCCGTAGGTCAGGGAGTATCTGCTCTTGAGTGCGTGGCGGTAGATGGTGAGCGGGGTGTAGCCTGCTGCGATGTTAAAGATTCTGGCGGGGATAAGCGGGAATCCGAGCAAGATGCGGTAGAAAATCTTCTGTGACTCGCTTCCTCCCTTCGCATTCACGGACTTCGCCACAGCCTCGTAGAACCTCAGTAATGGAGATGAGATGAATCCAAGGTCTTTGATCTCCGTCTCTTTGCCGTGGATGTCTTCTTGGAACCTCGTCTTACCAAGGCGGGAAAGGGAGTCGTTGATGGCGGAGTCTATTACCTCCTGCGCGTCGATGTTCATTCCGGTAAGAACCTTTGTGATCTCACCGCGCATCTTCTCATTGGCGAAGACTATCGCATCGTTCCTTGGAGTGCCTTGCTCGACCATGTTCTTGATGTCCAACTCGCGGGCTTCAAGGATTTGTCTCAACACGCCCCTGCGTTTATTAGCCGGAACCTTTGCCCTCTTAAGTGCGGCATCCACATAACTAGGTAGGGTAGTAGTTGTTAGAAGTGAGTAAGCCCCATCGTCCAGAGCTTTGAGAGTGCGGAAAGTTAAAGCGGTGTAGCCGAAGATGCCATCTTTCATTGCTCCATTAATGTCTCCACGCTGCCATTTCTTTTGCGCCTCATCCCACAGCCTCCCGATCTGTCGGTCTTGGCGACCCATGTAGTCCACTAGCTTGCCGCTGCGAAGGACATCGTTCTTAAAGGAGAAGGATGTTTCTCTGACAAGGTTTGCTATTCCCCTACCATAGTTGCTCCATACTGACATGAACTGGGCGGGGTTGGTGATGTTGCGGAAAGATTCGATGACAGCGTTGAACCCAGTAAAGAACAATGGGTCGATGGCTTGGATCGTAAATGTTGTGATTCGACCAAGGATGTTGCCGACATAGTAGCTTGCGAGAATGTCTTTGACTTGCGGAGGCGCGGATACGGAGTCGATGATCTTGTTGATCTGCTCTATAGCCACAAAGGTTTCCGCTTCAGTCTTCGTGGTATCGTTAACGATAGCGTCGAGTTCGTTGAGGCGAACGATCTGCTCCTTTGTAAATCCTTTCCATCCCATCTGCTCACCAAAGGCTTTTGCTACATCGGTGCCGGGATCGAGGACTTGGGCGCGGATGGCTTTGCGGAACTTATCCATCGCCTTCTTGCTGGCTGGGTCAAGCCCGCCCTTGATAGCCTTCGCCGCCTTGTCCATGGCAGCTTCCTGCGCCTCCGCGAACCGCTTGCGTAGGGAAAGATCAAAGAGTCTCGCGATGTTCTCCGCTTGGCTAGGCTTTACTCCAGCGTTCTTGAGGTAGTCTACGATGACTTGCTTCCTCCACTCTGGGTCTTGCTGGTTGGATAATGGAGTATCGAGGATCGCTTGCACCATCCCGCCGATAGGCCCAGCCTCTACAGCTTTAGTTATGGAATCCATCTGGCGGTTCATGGCGTTTACTTCAATCTGCTTCCAGACGATCTCTGCCAAAGTATTAGCGGCGTCTTCCTTCACGCCAAGCCTCTGCATCTCCAACATGAATGAGGTGGGAATTCCCACCTTATTAGGGTCTGCTACATAAGCACCCTTCCAATTTGTTTTGATCTCTGCGGTCTGCGCTGGGGTGAACCCGATGTTGAGTTGTAGAGATAAGGCATCACGCACGGCATTGCGGACGGGATCAATCTTGGTTTCCCCGAAGATCGTTGGGTCAGCTTGTATCTTGGCGAGCTTATCGATCTGCGCTTGGGCTTGCTTGGTCGGGTCGCCGCCTGCTTGCTTCTTGATCTTGCTCTGCTCTGATGCTGCCCGCCTGTCAGTCTGACGCTTCTCAACTAGATCAGAGAGCATTCCATCCAAGTAGGTCTTGAGGCTAGTGTAATCTCGCGTGGGTTGACCATCGAAAGTGATGCCTGTTACCTTCTCGATGATAGAGTTAGCCAACCGATCCATCCTACTAATAGCGATGGCAGGCTCCTCTTCCATCTGCTTCGCTAGGTCGGTCATGCTGGACTTCTCTTCCTTGAGTTCCGCGAAGATCATCCGGCGAAGCATAGCATTACTCACAGGCATGTCAGTCTGCCTGCTCATCGCCTCATCCCATGCTGACTCTAGCTGGTCATACTTGTGGTTGATAGCATCTACTTCCCCCTCGCTCCGAGCATTCTCTAGTTCAGCGACACGCTTGGCCGTGATACCGCTACGAATCTTCTCGTCTGCCATCTTGATCTTGTCTGCTTTAAGCGGTTGCTCGTTGAGGATCGAGGCGACTTGCTCGTAGATCGACATCTTGGTATTTGGAGGTTCACCCTTTAGCCCCATACCTACCAGAGTAGACTTTACGATGTTGCCTAGCTCGCGGTTCTGAGCGGCGTCGAGTTCTCCAAGCGGCCCCGGCTTGTCTTCTTTGGTGGAAAGTGTCTTCCAGAAGCCTGTCTCTAGCCCTGTAGCGGCCTTGCTGACCATCTTCTGGCGGTAGTTGGTGATGCCCCTAGAGATTGTCTGCTTCACAGCCTGCTCTACTTTACTAGGGAACTGGCGGTATATGAATGTCCCTCCCATCCGAAGCAAGTTCTGGATAGCCACAATCATTGGATCAAGACCCGGCGCGTTCTCTAACTGCTTGTCAATTACAGCGGGAAGATCAATGCCAGTAGCTTGCCCGACCTTGCCTAGCTCTCCTCCGAGTGCCTGCACTTGGTCGATCTTGACTTGCTTGACCTTGTTGAACATGTCGCGGATTTGGGCGATCTGCTCGTCTGTCGGGTTTTTAGTGTTGAAGAACTGCTGCGCCCCCATCTGGAAGAATCCTTCGCGCTCTGCTTCTGTAGCTACAACGATCCAGTTCTTGAGTGAGGCGAGAGATTGTAGCAAGCGACCAGCGTCTCCTTCGGTTATCGCTCCGCCAGCGAGTGCTAGTCTGTTGTTAAGAAGATAGTCGAGCATCTTCTTGTCGCCTTCAGCCGTGAGCTTCATGGCATACTTGTAGAGTTCGTTGCGAAGTTTAGCCGCGCCGATTGTCTGCTTAACAATATCTTCCGCCTCCACATCTTGCATCGTCTCGCGGGTCAATTGATTGATCGCCTCGGCGTTCTTGCCTGCATCTGGATTAGAGGAGTCAAGCTGCTGGATAAGGTTCCACGCCTTCTTGGTCTGGTTATCGTTAACGGTATCGGAGTTGAACACGCTATCTTTAATGATCGCCTCCGTCTTGGCGTTGATTTGCTTGGGCGTGTCTATGGCTGCGCCTATGCCGGGGACGCCTCCGACTTGGCTCTTCTTGTCATACCGCTCCATCGCAGGCTTCTCTTCCGCCGCTGGCTTCTCTGGCTCTGCGGCCATCTTGAGCGTCCCATCCTCCATCGCACGGACAATCTTCTCTCCACTTTTGAACCGCTTAAACCCTACATTGAACACAGCCATCGCTCCTTCATCAGAGAGCTTGATGTTGGTTCTTAAAACTTTATTGATCCACCGCTTGATCGTGTTCTTGAAATTCTCCCACTTGGACAGAGTATCCTTGTTTGCTTTGACCAGCGCGGTGAACGCCATAACCTGACGCTCTTCGATCTGGGTTTGATTCGTATCCTTGTTATAACTTTGGTTGATGATCGCCTCGATCTGTGCGCGGGTATCATACGGCATACTAGCGAGGAAGTTCTTGAAGTCAGCTTGAAACTTAGGGTCGCTGAAGATGTAGTGACCCAGTTCATGGGTCAAGATGTCTTCGATGCTCTCGCCTTTTTTGATGTAGGCTCGGTTGACGATGATGTCGCCCGTCTCTGGTTCATACCCAGCCTTCATCTCGTAGTTCGGATCAGCGGTATCGTTAACGATAATCAAACCCTTTGGTGCTTTCCCTCCGAAGAAGTTGATTGCTCGGATGCCTGCTTCGTCAAAAGTGTAGCGTTCGGCCTCTGGGACTGGCGTGGCTTTCTCCTTTACGCGAATTGGAGCCATCTTCTTTGTGGCTTTGGGTGCTTTGATCGGATTGATGTCCTTTGCCTCCACAGTCTGCATCTCACCTGTGCGCTCGTTCTTGATGCGGTAGTATTGCTCGCCTAGCTCGACTTCCCTCTCACTCTGGGGTAGCACTTCTTCTACTACGAAGCTCTGCGGTGTGGTCTTGGTCTTGACGCGATTGCCTATAGCGATGCCTGCTGGTTCTGCGGCGGGGGTTATCGTTTCCGATACTGCGGGGGTAGTAGTTTGTTTAGATACAATATATCCCTTTGCACCAATTTCGGCTTTGCCTTCTTGGACATCTAAAATATCAGAAGCAGTTCGATCTATTTGAGAATCCGAATAATTTTCGTTGATCTGCCAATTAACATCGCCTTTTCTTTTTGCGTTATGACTTTTAATCATTTCGCGGGATGATGCTTTAGCCAAAGATGCGGCATCTTGAAGACTGGCTCCATCAGCAATTGCTTTACGCATTTCAACAAGACTCGCTGCTTCTATCTGTTCTCTCACGCCGCCAGAGCCAACGGAGGTTCCTCTGCCACCAGACACTTGATTTGCCTGTTCGTAAATACGACCGACTCTTCCTGTTATTAAAGAATCGGATATTGATTTTATATCTGACGTAGGCGCAACCTCTGGCGCGGGAGCTTCTACTGGCGCAGCAGGAGTCTCAGCTACAGGGGCAGGCGTGACAGTTGCAGCTTCAATCTCTGCTACCCTTTCTTCTGGCGTTAGTTTAGGTAGTGGGGCTTGAGCCTGAGTCAATGCCGCTTGTCCCTCTTCGTTGATGACGGGTTGACCTTTGACTATATCTACAAGACCAGATTGAGATAGCTCAGTCAGTTGCTCTGGCGTTGCGGTGTTTTCTGATACTGCTCGCAAGCCTTCTACAACAGGAGCAGGAGTAATAGCGGCTGGCTCGGTTATCGTTTCCGCTACTGGGGCTGGCGTCACTGTGGGTGCGGGAGTGATAGCGACAGGCGGGGCGGCGATCTCCCTAGCGAGTCTAGCTTGCTCAGATTCTACAGAAGTAAGGCCAACAGTTTGCTCTAGCTCGCCTTTCACCCTAGAAGCGACCTTCTTGGCTTCGGCGTTCTGTAGCTCAAGTCTAGTGCGCTCTGGGTCGTTCGGCTCAAGCCCATTGATCAGCGTCTCGTTGTTGGCAATCTCACGCTCAATCTCTTTAACGGTTGTGCGGAGTTCGGCGTTCTTATCATCGCCGGGTTGTCCCATGAGGTTTACAGCTTCTTCGTTGGATTTTGCATCGATGTCCACTTCCTTCACATCCTCTGGAGTGCGGAGCGTTTGTTTGGCTGGGTCTTTTGTGAATGGATAGGTGATTGCGCTCAACCCTGCGCTAGTCGTTCCACCGATTAGTCCTTCGCCAATAGCTTGCTTGGCATTAATATTAAGTCCTGATTCTGTTCCTGCCGTTCCTCCGACCTGTTCTGTTACGCCTTGCGCTGTTTCGGTCGCGCCTTCTCCAACGAAGGATGATGCAACCCGCTTGAAGAACTTGCCAGTAGCCTTGTCTCCACCGGGGAGATACCTAGCACCAATAGCATCAAGCGCACCAGACCCAAGTGCGGTAAGCGTAGCCCCAGCCAAGTCTTGGTTGTTTGGAATCTCGCGTCCGTTATTGCGAGCGCGTTCCTTTGCTACTGGGCCGATGACTTGCGCTGCTCCGAAGATAGCTGGGCCTACAAATGCTCCGGTTGCTGCTCCTGCGACTGCGCCTGCCGGACCGCCGACAGCCCCTCCCGCAACACCACCAGCGGCAGCACCAGCAAATCGACTAGCCATGGAACCTACCGCCTGACCAGCCTGCTCGACGGCAGCGCGGGGCGCATACTGCCAAGCAAATCCCAAGAATTGGGACTCGCTCGGCTCTGGCTCCATAAACCTCTGTGCTGCGGAGACATAGTTCTCTGGCTCTGTGACGGCACCTTTAAGCGCGTTAGCCACACCTTGGAAGCCAACCACCTCAAAGCCTTCGCCCATATTCTCAAGCGGGCGACCGAGTGATTCCGTAAAGGCTGGGCCGAGTTGAGCGACCTCTTGGCTGAAGGATGTGCCTACCGGAACAGGCTGTGGCACAACAACTTCTTCCTCATCAAGAAATGTAATCTTTCTTGGTGATCGTTGCGTTGTGATTTCCTCTTCGTCTAAAAATGTGATTGCCATTAGTCAATGCGGGCTTTCTTGTATTTCCCGTCACGAAGGATATACACGATTGTTCCCTTTGGCAATCCCGAAGCGTCTGCTTCTTCAGCAGAACCAAACCTGCGGGAGCGAAGATCAGCGGTAGCTTCTCCTCCTTCACGCATAACTTTGATTCCTGTGCGAGATGCAAACGCAGAGAATCCTTTGACTCGTTCAAAAGCTTCAAAAGTATCTTGGTTAACTGGGAGCGATTCTTTGCCTTTTACTCGGATGCTAAAGTCTCCTTCACCACCAGAGGCGGGGATTAGATTCTGGATACCGCCAGCATCTTTGATAACATCAGCCCATGTCTGATCGGTATCTGTTGGTCCGGTATTGTAAAGTTTGCTAACAGACTCTTGAAGCTTACCAGCGTATTCTACTGCCTTCTTGTTCAATGCGTCATCAACCTTTACTTGTTTGTTTCCAGAGAACCTAGCTCCAGCCTTGGTTGTATCGCCAGACCATGTTTCACTATATTCAACAGTTGATCCAACTGGAGCAATTGCGATGTTATCTGTAAGGTTTGATTTTGGGAATAGTGCGGAAAGCCCTTCGACTTTATCGTTCTGCCATTGGATTTTGCTATCCTTTGGATTAGCAACCAAAGCATTAACAGCCTTGGTTTGCATTTCTGGAGTAGCGTCAACGGCTTGCGCGGCGGCGTTAGCTGCATCAATCTGAACTTCGTCTGGCTCTTGTGTGAAGTCAGGCTCACCGGGAGTAAGCATTGGCTCGCCCATTACAGCGTCTCCTTGTGGAAGCTCTCCTCCAATTGGCGTTCCTTCTGGTAGCATTTCAGCACCGCCTGCCTGCATGTCTTGAGGCATAGGTTGAGACATAGGTTGCCCCATCATTGCAGCCCGTGCTTCTTCAGCGCCAGATGGCCCCATAACTGGAAGCGTTCCGCCACCCGTTCCTCCTCCATACTGAGCCTGACGGAACAATTCAGACTTCTTCATCTCGCCTGCCTTGAGTGCTAGGTCGCTGAAGTTAGCCATTGCGGATTGAATGAATGGATTTGTGGTGGAGCCAAACTGCATTTGGGTATTGAGCAAATCAATGTATCCATCGCTCACATCTCCAGATTGAATCTTGGACAAAGCCGATTGGAAAGAAGATTGCATCGCTGGAAGGGCGGTGGCAGCTTGCTTCTGATACTCGCGCATGGCTAGTTGCTGACCAACTTGCTGACCGAGTTGAGCCAACGATTGACCGACCGCAGCACCGTAGTTTCCTACATTTGCGCCACCTACATCAAAGAAACTTGGTTGTAAAATAGGTAATGCCATAATTTTTATACTCTTGATGCTCTTGGGACATATCCCATTCCTTGAACTTGACTAATACCCGATGCGTATGGTGCTGCTTGTGATGCCGCTGCCATTGATCCATATTGAGTTACGCCACCTCTTGCTGCTCCAAGTTGTGAATAAGCCGCACCAACGCCACCCAATGCACCAGATAATGCTTGACCAACTCCCATTTGTGCTTGGATATTTTGTTGTGCTGCCATGCCTTGTTGTGAAATTTGATTCATGTTTGCAGCATATGTTCCTTGCGCCACTCCACTCAACGCTTCGGCTTGACCCAACTGGTTAGCTACAGTGTATTGCTGTGCTTGTATTTTTCTTTGTTCTGCCTGCTCTCGCAATCCTTGTAACTGAATTCCAACACCAGAAACTTGTATAGGAGTAGTAATAAATCCTGCTGCAATTTGTTGCCAGTTTTGTTGGGTTCCTTGAATTCCTCGTTCAGCCTCAGACAAGCCAATCGCAGTTCCGGCAATTCCCCTCCGTTGCTCTGTAACCATTGGGGCCAATTGCAGTCCTGCAAATCTTCGGGCCTCTGATCCAGACATGATTTGCTGTGAAAGTGTTCCTTGAGGGATTTGGAATCCCGCTGTTCTTGAGCCACCAAATGGGTTATACCCAGCCCCTCCAGCCTCTGCTATAGACTGAGTAATTTTTCTCTGCTCTGCTGCTGGGATTCCTCCGCGCATCATCTCTGTAACAATATTCTGTTGTTCGTCAACAAATGGTTGTGCTTGTTGAAGCTGCGCGTATTGCTGCCCAAGCCTGTTTGTCCATTGACCTAATGTTTGCAGGGCTTGCTCCCTAGCCTGAGCAGAACCGGGTTGAATCTTCTCAAGTTGTTCGATGGTGTTTTGTGTAGTTTGATTTGCAATATTTGTAAACTCACCCCAATTTGCTCCCAAATCTTTTGATACTGCTTTCGGATCAAAGTCTGGCGTTTTAATCTCTGGATCAATGGCCATTATTAACTTTTCAATCCTCTGCTGTTGTTTCTTGAAATCCTTCGTTGCTTTTCCAGTAGCTGCACCTTGGGCTTTTGTGGATTGAGATGTGGCATAAGCACCATACGCAGCAGATGCAACAGAAACCACTCCAGCAGCAATAGAAAACGCGCTACTGTGAAACATGCGGTTCGCTTTATTATATTTCTGTTCAATAGGTATGTCTAACATTGTGAATCCTTAATTTGATTGCGGTTGTACCTCCAAGTATTCAACCTTGGATTTGTTTTGTCCACTAAAGGATTAAAATCATTTGAAGTAATTGATTCGATAATCTCGTCTGGGTCGGTTAGATCAGTAACATGACAAGTTGTAAAGATCGTATCTTCGTGGATGTAAAGCAAGCGGCGTGTTCCTGCTTCCGTAATGCCTGTGTATGGAGCTTTGATTCGTTGAACCTCAATCCCCCTATGCCACACAGAGAACTCCCCTTTAAGAATAAAGAATGGGTGGGTGGTAAGATGCATCAAGCTAGTAAGGATCGTTTCCTTTGGCATGTGAATCTCTCGGATATACAACCCCGGTGTGAACCTATGAACCACAGGACATTCCCTTGGTGGCATATTCAATATAGCCACATCGCATTGGTTCAAGAAGTCATCTGGGTCACCAAATCCTTCAACGCTGTGTGCGTCAATCTTATTCTGTATGGTAAGCGTCATGGCCAGAAGTAATAATCTTGCGCTCCGAATAGGGATTGCCTGTCAATCAGACCCTCTGGTCGGCGGTAGTCTGCGAATCGGATTGGTGCAGCTGTTGGAATCTCGTCGCCCTCCATAGACTTCTCTTCTTCAGCAATTGCTATTCCCAAGTGCTGTAAATACTCTTGGCTCTTTCTATTCGCAAGCGAGTTTAATGCCAAGCAGGCGAAGCGCATGGCTTCTGGTGTGAACTCTACCAGATCGGTATCGTTCTCCAAGTCTATATATTTCTTGGAAGCATAGATTGTGATTTGCTTGCAGGTCTTCGGAATGCGAAACCTTCTAAATGTCGGGTTTACATCTTGAGGTTGGTAAACTGCCAGCAACAACTTCTGTCCATTGTCAGGGTTCCAAGCATATACGCGCGCCCGTCCTTCAGTCTTCGGCTTTGTTACAGACCTAATAGAGACGATCTTTTCAGATGACAATGCCATTGCCGGGGGAGCTAACGCTGTTACCGAAATGTTCTTGTAGGTCGAGTATTCGTCTTGAGCTTCAAAGGTGAATTCTGTTCCAACATCAGCAGTATTTTCAATTACTACTGCGATTTGATACGGGGCTGTAGTGTAATCTCGAAAGACTACATGCTTTCCGCCTGCCTCTACGATCAGTCGGTGACAAGAATTCTCTTTGTGCAGCCCATACGGAGCGGCGGCGTTATACCATTCATCTGCTAGACTGGCTGATTGGTTTCCAATCCACGCTAGCTTGATCTGCGAATAACGGTTTGGAAGCGTGAAGCAGCGGTCTACGCAGCAGATGCAAACATACTCTGCTGTGCTGTTCCACTCTCTTTTTTCCCACAACAATCTCCTAGCTTCATTGACGCCCTTCTTGGCGCGTTCAATGGAACATGTGCCGCTGTCGCCCACATAGTCGCGGACGAGTTCGGCCATCTCTAGGAGAGTGTCGGCCATTATCGTTAACGATAATTAATGAGGGCCGCCAACTTTGCTGACCATCTTACCAGAGGTAGGAAGGGGCGCAGAGGAGAAGGGCTTGGGAGTTTTGGCTCCAAGGTTGGGCTGGTTGCCCATGCCTTCACGAATAGTGCCGCGAGTGCTAGCCCCGCCGCTGATTAATTTTGGGTCTGTTCCGTTTAGTGGTGTCATAGTTTTGTTTGGTTGGTTTTTTATGCCGAGTGGATGGCTATCCAATCGACTTGGGTTATCGACGCAATATTGTTGTCGATAAAGAGTGTGAATCCTGTAATGGATTGTGTTCCTGTCTGAACCGCAAAGATAGGGGCTTGTGTAGCGCCGGGAGTATTTGTCACAGGCGTGAAGCAGACTGTATAGTTGTCGCTAGGCATAGCTGTAGTAAACACAACGGCTGCTGTAGAGTCTCCAACAGGGAGTCCTGTAATCGTTCCTTGTCTAACTTGTGTTTGAGAAAGAACATCAACTTGGTTCTGTAGTAGTAAAAGATATTCGTTGATGGATTGAATTTGCCCCGGAGTAACATCCCCAAGTCCGGGTATGTTAATAGTTCCGTTAGTCAGAACAATATCAATGAATTGCTGAAAGACATCAGTCCAATTTCCAGTAGGACAAAAGTCGTCTGGAACATTTGGAAAAATTAATGCTGGAGATGAATCCTGATTGTCCATTGGTTATGATTGGTTAATAGAGTAGTCCCAATATCTTTCTTGGCAACACAAAAATGGCGGGCACTCCTCATTGTTTTCTGGGCAGTCCCCCACAGGAGAGTCTTCGTTGTTCTTGATGTTCGCCATAAGTCGAAGCCTGTCTATTGTGGCTGTCCCAGTCATGCTTAATTTGATCTGAAACTCACTTCCTTCAATTGCAGGAATCTCTGAAATTGTGCTGCACTCTTTTGGGTCTGGCGTATTGAACTTGTATCTTTTGAAAAGATTTCCGCCCCTTTGTGGATAGCATTCATTGGCTTTGGGAGAGCATGGGTTGCACCCGAATGTAGATGGATGCATTAGGTCTGACCAGCATGGGTTTGAATCAGACTTGTATTCCACCGCGCTCGTAGCTTGTCCTTTGATCTCGCTTAACCACACCTCTCCGCCAGAAATTCTTTTTCTTATGAATTTGTTTGTTGCTCCGCTTTTATTGAAGTCATACCTTCCAGTAGTAAAAAATGATTGGATTGGAACTGTTCCTTGTTCGCCATAATCGCTTTCGTGCGTTTTGGTGATTTCGTAAAGTCTGTTCTTGTTGTCATTGTCAAAAGAGAATGCAAACCCTCTTTGCTCTCCAGCTATTAAGGCGGTCAGTAGATGGGTTGGGCGAATCCCCGTCCAAAGTCCATTCCAGCGGAATGAAAGCTGTGCGTCTGGGGCGGGGCTTGATGACTGGTCTAGGTCTAAGACAACCATTCCTCGATGGTATCTATTAAGGCCCGGAGAATTGGTTCTTTTGATCTCTGGAGCCACCGTGCTGATCAAGTAGTTGTCATAATACATCGTAGACGCGAATTGCTTTAACCAATTTGTGTCTCGATCAACCCACTTGTTCACCTCCCTAGAGAGTTTTCTCATTGAGAAGTATCGCCCGAATTCAGATTGGCTATTTGAGTAAAACGCCCATCCATCGTGCGATCTAAACCATAGCTCGCTATTCACCAGCGTTGTATATGGGCTTGTGCATCCACGGCCAAGTAGTGAGATGCGCTGAATTTGTTGCGTTGACCAAGAAGATCGTGGAAGACCAACATCCATTGAGAATGCTCCATTGCCGGTCAAAACAACAAGCTCACCCTGTCCGCGAAGGTTGCCGCCGATATACGGCATTACTTTCATGGCGGTAATGTTTCCCATTGTGCTTGGCGTGGAGAAGGCTCCTCCTCCAGACCAATAGGTAATCTCTGTAAAGTTCTCCGTATTGGTTGTGTCGGTGAATCCGTTTCCGTATATGATGTCGGATGCGTAGATTTGGTTGAATCTGTCTGCTACGAACACCCGCCCGAATGCATACTCCATGATTGTGCCGATTGGCATCTTGCCTGCAAATGGATTCAGTCTGTATGCAGCAACATTTAAATCACCTCCCCACGCAATTGGATTTTGGTATCCGTTTTGGATATAAACACGATCTTCAGCTTGCACGAACCATGTGTGCATCATGCTTGGGTCGTTCCCATCTATTAGCTTGTAGGCATATGCTGTGTTGTTGATGATCTTGAGAAAGTAAATCGCCCCAGAAACTGAAAGCAGAATGCCATCTGCCGACTCGTATTTGACTCTGCGATATGGATACGCGCCTTGAAAATTTCCATTCTGAATATCGTTAACGATAGTAGGGGATTGATTCTCTCCGGGTAAAATTCTGATATTCCTAATTGCTGGTCTTGTCTTATTCACGCCACCACGGAATGTTCTGTTTACAGATTCCGCCACATAGAACTCTGGTAAATACGAAGGATGTGTTGATGCGTCTTGCGCAACAATACTTGTGAATCCATCAAATACTGATCCTTCGCTTGGCATTATGTTTTGATAATCCAATTCATCGCCACATTGACTGGGCGTGTTTCGGTTGTTCCTTCAGTTGTAATTGTATGCTGATGATTCGCCCCTCCAGATGAAGTTGTTCCAGAATATGTATGTGTGTGGCGAGTGGACGCGCCACCTGTATTTGATAATGTAAGTTTATTGATTGTAGCACCACCTCCACCAGTTCCAAAAGCCTGACCAGTATCTTGATTGTAAGTGTGCGTGTGATCTGGTGAATCGACTCCAGTAGTTCCACTAAATGAATGAGTATGGGTTGCATTAAAGAATCCTGTGTTTCCACCATGATTGTGGGCCTGCATTGCGAATGCCTGCTGGCTCCCAAGAGAACGAAGCGGATCAACCCCGCGTCCTGCATCAAGTCCACGAACAAACATCCCGCGAAGGTCAGGAGCATTGAATGTGGTAAGTCCATCACCGCTTCCATATGTTGTTCCTATTACTCCAAACAAGGCAGTTTGAGGACTTGGATCAAGTGCCGTCCTGCCATACAATCCACCATCGCAAAGAATCCATCCACTTGGTGCGGCGGCTCCAGCGAATGCAGTTACTGTTCCAGTTGGTGTTCCGCCGGGAACGAACGAAGAGAATTGAATAGAGCCGCCAATGATTTGTAGGTAATCGCCATTAA